GTCGCGAGCTGGAACCAGGGACGGGCGGGCGAAGTCGTGCCAGCCATCATCCCGGACATGAACGTGCCGAGCGCGAACCCGGCAGTCGAGTCGATGATACGCTGATTGACCTTACCGCCCTTGTTGCGGTCGGATGAGAAAAAGCGGGACGTGCGCGGCTGGATGTAGTCGTTCAACTCCTTCCAGTGGCCGTCCCACTCCGAGCGCTCGGTCTTGAGCGTGGATAGACGGTTGTTGAACTCCTGCTTGCGGGAGATGTTGTTCATGTACGCCCCTGTCGTCGCGACGGTGCTTATTGATGGGCCTTCGGGAACTGCAACACGCTATCCGATGTCGGTGTTGCCCGCCTAGTCCGGCTTTTGCCAGCCCATCAAAATCTTAACTTCCGAGTAAAGTTTTCCCCGCCGTAGTCGCCTCGCCAGTCACGCCACGCGGGGAGGTAAGTATCGTCTGAGAGGCCGCGGCCCGGCGTCGACGGCGCTCGTCATCGCGTGCCGCAACTACCCCGGCGTCGGCCTGCTCGGGCGCGCGGGGTACGGGCGTTGCCTTTGGTGCGGAACCTCCGAAGCACATTAGCGGCCTCCTTACATTGATACATTCTCAACTCAGTTTAGCCCGTAATCAACTCAGTTGCAAGACTTTTTATGCGAATGGATTGTAATTGGTATCTGCTCGGTCGGCGCGAATCAGCGGGCTACCGGTCAGGCGGGCCAGTTGCGTGTTAAGGCTGTTCGGCTGGTCGGGAAGTGCGAAGGTCAGCGCCAGTCCGTCGCCCAGGTCGGGAGAGCGACCGATCCGCTGCTTGACGAGATCCTTGTCCTCCAGGACGAACTTGCCGTTCAGGAACGTGTAGGTCGGGCTGGTCAGTTCCGGGATCAGTTCCGGGATGTTCGGCAGGCCACCACCACGGCGTATCCACTCGGCCATCTCCAGCCACATCTCAGCCCGGCGATTCTTGTAGCGTTGATTGATGGCCGGCGCGTGGAACTGAATCCCGATAGGCGACTGCCCGGCGGCCAACAGGTTGTCGATGACGCCATGGCCCCAATGGCCGGTGTCGTCGATCAGTTCAACCTCAGATCCCCACTTAGCCTTTGCCGCGGCGACCCTGGCCGCAATGTCAGTCGTCCGCTGATGGCGCATAACAACCGGACGAAACGCCTTCAGCCCCTGGCGCGGGAAGATCACGGACCGATCATCCCCAAACCGGGCAACGTCGATGCCGAGCCGCTTCTGGCTCCACTCGTACTGGTCCGGCTTGACAACCCGCTTCATGGCCGCTTCCACTTCCTCGACCGACAGAATAGCGTTGATGGATGCCGCCGGGAACTGCCCGAGGATGAACGCCTGCACCCAGGGGTTATCCCGTCCGTACAACTCGATTTGTTGCCGCGCCCACTCCTTGTCAACACGCGGTGTCCGCTTCGGGTCGTCCGGGTCGGCGGTGATGGACACGACGAACCACTGATCGCGGACCGTCGAGCAGGCGAAGTACAGCAGCCCCTCATGCGACGTGGTGTTGCCAGCAGTGAGGATAACGCCGTCCTCGCAGGAGGTGAGCCCCTGTTCGGCAGAGCGGAGCATGTTCGGTGGGATGTCGCCTGATTCGTCGATCAGGTAGAAGGGGAAAAGGGAGTGTAGACCGGAGAGGGTTCGGCCTATCGCATCCATGTCGGCGGTCTTGGAGTATCCGCGGGCGGAAAGGAACCAGGTCTCAGGATGATCGTTGGCGAAGATCCTCTGTTTCGTCCAGGTGAAGGCTTGTTTGAGAAAAGGAGAGCGGCCCTGCCACTTAGCAAGTTCCGCCCACAGGTTGTCACGCAGGTTGTCGTTGGTAATAGCTACCGCGGCACCCTTGGGGTGTTCGCCCGGCCTCGCGTAGCAGGCCAGCCGTCGCCAGCCTTCCCATGCCAGCAAGGCGGTGTTGTGAGTCACAATAAAGTCGTTGCACAGGTAGCACTCGTCAACATGGTCCACCTGGACGCACATCGCCTCACCGCAGCCCATCGGTTCTATGCGGTCAATCCACTTGTGCAGATACCGATCTTGCGGTCTCGTCCACCGAGTAGCCTTTTTGGGCAACAAGAACGGGTTAAACGGCAAAGCCATAGTCACGCGGTAACAGGTCCGGCATTCTATGATTTCCCCATCCTCGCCGCGATATTTGCCTATCCGCTCCCTGATTGGTTGGCACTTGCCACCAAGAGACCTAGCCAGAAACACCACACCCTCAACGAGCCGTTGAGACGTGGAATCGAATGACATACTGTTGTCAGTGGCGATAGTCCCGTCAGTATCCATAAGTCCCGCCAGCAGTGACTTACGCTGCTCAACAGATGTCCTGAGATACTCGTCTGGGATGTATCTGTCATGGCTGCCAAGGTCGAACAGCCCAAGCATACGCAACACCCACCCGATCCCATGCACGGTAGCCGACTTGTCCCCGTTGCGCCTGGTCACGTCATACCCGCGATCCCTGATGGCCTGGTCTATCTCTTTATCGGGCCAATCCCCACTAGCCTTTCGCCTGGACCCGTCCCCAAGCCACACCCCCAGCACATAAGGATCAAGCGGCAAATTCCACTCGGGATACTGGACTGGGCCACATGCGGGAATCTCAAACTGCCGCCTTGACTTACCATCGTTACAGTCGTTGCGGAGTATGATGTCCCGCAAGGAGAGCACGGACCACCCGCTTTCAGGGGTGCGATAGTGACCTTGCGCGATGGCTTGCCGCTCTTTGGCGGGTGTCCATTGAGGGGAATTGCGTTGCTGAACATGCCTGCGCTCGGTTCGTCCGCGCACACGCCATAGGTGATCTTCACAGCAAAGGGTTTCGGTGCCGTCATCAAAGACCACGCGGAATAGTGGCAGCGTCCCGCGCCATGTCTGGTGGGTTATTTTGGTAGGAGATCCATCGAGTGCAAACAGCACATCTCCCGGCTTCAGGTCTCCCCATCTCCTTGGGCCGTCAGGGGTTTCCACAACCATATCGACTGGTTGCGCTTTCCCTGGCCCGGCGCACGCCTTCATAGCGATGCGCTTCCTTCCAGGCTTCGAGCACTCGGCGAGCACGTCGCACTGCCAGGCGTCAGGTTCAACTCCGAGCACCTCGCGCACAAACAGGTTGGCGTCGTTCCGCCAGGCGCGTATTTTAGCTTGAGCTGGAGTCAGTATTTACTCCTTTTCCTCATTCGATCCAACTATCAACTGCTCAAGAGTTCCAGAGTGCTGGACCTCTTGCTTCTCTCGCCAGTCATCAGGAAACCGATTCCGGACCTGCAGCGAGTACGCTTGAGCGTTAAAGTCCTTGCCAGCCCACACGCCGGCACGTCCCTGCTTATTCCACCAGCCGAGTGAAAACTCCCTCGCGCGTGTAATGGCGTCGGAAAAGGAAGGGTGTTGCCTGCACCACTCGTCGAGCGTATCCCGGCAGACACCGAGTTCATATGCTATCTCAGCCTTGCCGAATCCTTCACGACCGAGTTCGATAACCTGGTCACACATCGCCGGGTCATATTTCGTCGGCCTACCCATACCGCACCTCCTTTCAATAACTATGCCAGTGTACAACTCAGATCACTTTCTGTCAACTCAGTTGTTCAATACCACGTTGGCCTGCATGAAATCCATGCTTTCTGCTTCACCGACCGGCATTGCAACACCGCATCTCAGCAGACTCACCGGGCAAGCCCTACCCTGAATACTTCAAATTATCGTTTGCCAAAGCGAACCGCTTGATATTCCTGGCCGCGAGTAAATCCCGGTCATGTTCTGCGCCACAAGCACATTTCCATGTCCGGTCAGAAAGAGTCAGTTCGCGGTTTACTGCCCCGCAAACATCACAAGTCCTACTGCTCGGTTCAAACCTACCGATCTTCAGCAGGTTCTTGCCGCGCCATTCCGTTTTGTATTCAAGCTGCCGGAAAAACTCGCTCCACGAAACATCCGCAACAGCCTGAGCAAGGCAGCGGTTCTTCATCATCCCGACAATGTTCAAGTCCTCAATCGCCAGGCTGCCAACTTGGTTTTCGTTGGTCAGCCGGTGCGTCAACTTGTGCAGGAAATCATTCCGCTTGTTGCTGATTTTCTCGTGGAACTTTGCCACCTTTAAAACCGCCTTCTTTCGGTTCTTGCTACCCTTTTTCTTTTTGCTGGCACGACGTTGCAAAACCTTCATCCGCGCAAGCTCGTTTCTCAAGTGCTTCGGGTTCTCGATCTTCTCCCCGGTGGACAATGTGCAAAAGTCCTTAATCCCTACATCAATGCCGACTGTACCGTCATGGGTGATCGTGGCCTTTTCCGGTATCTCATCGGGCGTCTCAACCATAACCGAAACAAAGTATTTGCCGGTGGTGGTCTTGGAAACGGTGAATGTCTTTGTCTCACCTTCAAAACGCCGTGATACTTTGCAACGAATGCCTTCCTGGAATTTCGGGATTATCAGCTTGCTGGTTTCAAAATCCAGTTGTCCACGTTGCGGCACCTGAAAGGATTGCCGGTGGTTCTTCTTCTTAAACCGGGGGAACTTGGTTTTGTGCTTGAAGAAGTTCATGAATGCCCGGTCAAGGTTTATCAGGGATGCCTGCAAAGACTGCGCGTTCACCTCTGACAACCACGGCCTATCCGTTTTCTTCATTTCCGGTAACTGTTCTTGCAGCTTGTATCGGGATAGTGACTCCCCAGTTGCTTCGTAAGTCCGTATTTTTTCACTGAGTGCCCAGTTGAAAATAAGCCTTGCACAACCAAAGTGCTTGTCAAGCAAGGTGGCTTGTGCTGGGCTTGGATAGAGCCGGTATTTATATGCTTTCTTGACCATATGGACATGATAAGTCACCTGTTTAGAAAAATCAAGAGAAAAATATAAACAGATATGGCCAACCAAGCCATCAAGCGGACAAGCCGCTTATGGCCACGTTAAAATGCCAAAAACGCCATATTTCGATTCTGACGGGTTTTGATATGTCAACCTAGACATACCCCTTGACCCACACCCAAAACACGACCACGCGCCAAGCTGGGTGGCAAATTCAGTTGTTTCTGTATCAACTCAGTTGAGTTTAAAACAACTCCCCCTGCTCATGCTCCAAAATCGCTATCGCTTCAGCCTCGGTCAGTTCCTTGTCTTGCAGCATCATCGCCAACGTTTCCTCGCGGAGCTGGTCTTTAATGGGTAGGGCGTGGAATTCTTTGCTGGTCATTCACCTGCCGCCTTCTGCATCCGATCAATCGGTAGCACCTTGCCCTTATTCAGCGACCCTTTCAGCCAAGCGTCAAACCCACGACCCGGAAACCTTCTCTCACCATCCTCGGCCATCTTCCGCAGCTCATCCAGCGTATAATACCGACTAAACGCCGCTTTGAGGAAAGAACAACATGCCCGGCTGTATTCGGTGTGGCCTTTCGGTAGGCTTTCCGGTGTCTCGGTTCGCTGCCTTCGATCCTCCTGTTCGCGTTGGATTGCCTCGGCTTCGCGGATCCTCTTGCCTTCTTGGAGGATGATGTCCCGTACTTTTGCCAGTGGCGGCAAAAAGCGTTGCGGGAATTCTGAAACTACCCTGTTGTAAGCCTTGACCATTGCCTGGTTCGGTTCCAAGAGGATAAGAGACTGAACCGCCTTGATTGCATCCTCCTTGTAATCCTCCCCGAAAAACTTGCCAATCTCGCATAAACCTTCAACCATGCATCGGTAATCCATTCGCTTCCTCCTGTTCGTGCTCGCGGATAAGGGCGTCCCAATCGGTTTTGTTTCTTGGTGACTCTCTCCCGGTTTTCGGTATACGGTTAAACCATTGACAAATGATAACGTAAGGATCGAGAACTACCTGTCTTTCCCGGTAATAGGCAATACATGTAAGTTTTTCAGCTTCAAAACTTGCGTGAGGGTAAGTTTTTCGAAGAATCGATTCTTTCTGGCTGAACGCTTCCTCGAAAGCGATTTCATTTTTCGTTTTACCTTCCCCAACCTCGCGCGCGCTGTTGTTGGATTTTTTAGGGATAGGGGAATCAGAAGGAAAAGATAAGAGGGAATCAGGTAAAATTAAATTTTCTTCCGTGAAAATAAATTGCTTTAAATTACTGTCGTAATTACAAATGTTTATAGGCTCTGGATAACCGCAAGCCTTTTCCTTTGGATGAGGGTTCTGGTGCTTCCTAAAATTGCTTATTTGGATGTATAAATGCCCTTCATTTTCGTACACGGAAATAAATTTCTTGCCGTGTAATTCCGCGACTAGGGATATAATATCCACATCATCATAAGGGAAAAGTTCAGCCTTGATCTTTTTAGGACGATATTCAAGGCGTCCATCCTTGTCAGCAAGACACCAGAGACCAGGGAATAAATATCTTGCAGCAATACTGCATTCTGCAAGTTCCTCATTGAGCCATAATCCTGGTTTAATGTTACGAGCTCTAGGCATTGTTATTCTTCCTTATATTGCTCTGCCCCTAATTCTGGTGCGAAAAGTGATTTCTGCTTCGTACATTTCTGATTCAGGTCTTTCTTTTCCACAATAGGCACATTTCATTTTCTTATCCTTTCTTTGTAAACTCCTTGTTATAATTGTTTTCGCGCTAAAACCCTCAGTGCGAGCCTAACCACTGCCGGAACTTGTCCATTTCCAAGGGCTTTAAGTCTGTCCACCCGAGCGGCCACCCCATGAGCCACTCGACCCACGTCGGGTTCAACTGACCACCAACTACCGTTGCTAGTCCATCCCCACTCGTTGCCGAACATCCTTTTCGGTTGTAATTGCCGTGGACTGTGGGCGTTGGCACCATTGCAACTGCCGTCGCTAGGCTGATGCCTGTCGCGCTTCTGTCCAGTTTCGCAAAGTCCGGCCCCGCCGCCGATGCTTTCGGAGTCGGCCACATCCTCACAGCGGACTCCAACCCGACCTGCACTTTTTTCCCGTT